GAAAAAGATGTAAAAGAATGGGCAAGTACAGAGTCTACAATGAATAAATATAGAGAAAGATACAAAGAAGGATGGAAGGCGAAACTTACAGAGGTGGTTGCCAAAATGATAGAGAAACTATAATGAAAACTTTTAAAGAATTCGAAAACATAGATGAGGCATGTGAAGAATGTATATTCGAACATGAACATGAGCCTTTAACAGAGGCAGAATATCAAGGTAAAAAAGTCACTTTGAACAATCCAATGAGAACTCCTGGCGGACCTAAAAAGTTTGCCGTATATGTTACAAACGAAAAAGGAAATGTGGTTAAGGTAACCTTTGGTGACCCTAATATGGAAATCAAAAGAGATGACCCTAATCGTAGAAAATCATTCAGAGCCAGGCACAATTGTGAAAATCCTGGTCCAAAAACTAAAGCTAGATATTGGTCTTGTTATCAATGGAGAAGCGGAGCAAAGGTAGACAACTAATATGGCATACAGACAAAGAATGAGTGACTTACTAGAACAAGTAAGAAACCCACAAATAAAAGAATCAGGACCTAGTGATTATTTAAAATCAAAGATGTCTGATACACAAATTAATAACATCAAAAAAACTTGGGCAATGAAGACAGCAAAAGATGTCACACCTGCCATAAGAAAGATGATTAAAGATTTAGATATTCCAACACAGCTTGCAATTAAACACGCAAACATTAATGTGATTTCTAAATTAGTTGAAGAAGGCGACCATGAAATTTCTATGGCACAAGGCGAACTCAAAGCTATCTCCGCAAAAGCTACTGAACTTGCTAATATGCTATCAACTAAATCAGATGACACAGATGAATTAGAAGCTTGGGTACAATCTAAAATTACAAAAGCAAAAGATTACATTTCTTCAGTTTCAGATTATCTAACACATAATCCAGGTCAACAAAACGAGGAGTTAGTAAAAGAAAACTTTAGTACATCTCAAATTGCTAGACTTAAAAAAGAGTATGAAGTATTAAGAGGTAAAAAGATTTCAGTTGCAAATGCTAACAAACTATCATTAATGTTTAAAAACATTCCAGATAGTGGTCTAAAAGATATATACAAAGCAGATATTCCATTCTTATCTGTTATGGCTATGTCAAAGATGATACAAAAAGGTATCCCTAGACCAGCAGGTGTAAAATTAAATTTAGAAGAAGTAGAAATACTTGACGAAGCTACACAAGATTACCTAGAAATTACAGAGGGTAAAATTGATAGTAAAAAATTTGATAGTTTGAAAAAAGGTGATACAATGACTATCACTTACAATTCAACTATGTCGGGTACAACTGTTAAAAAATTTGTTGTTAAGAGTAAAAGTAGAAGTGCAAAATACAACACAGATAAAGTAACAATGTATCCTGATGGCAACCCTAGTATGGCAAGATTTTTCTTATACAAAAGAGCAAACGGTGAAGTATCAATGGCAACAGGTGATATGGCAGCTTCTATTGTACAAGTTAAAGAAGATATGGCTGAGGGTAGAATGTCAGAGATTGACGCAATGGTAAAAGCTGGTAAGTCAGCAGCCGAGATTGCAAAAGAATTAAAATTAAATGTTAGAGATGTTAAAGCTATTTTAGGTGAAGAAAAAGATGACGAGGCAGAAAAGCAACCGTCAGTAAAAGAAGAACCTAAAGAAGACGATAAAGAAAAGTTAAAGACTGAACTTGAAAAGAAAGACGCTGAGATTGCTCAACTAAAACAAAAAGCAGAAACAGAAAAAGCAAAAACTGTTAAAAAGGAAACTGAAAAGTTAGTAAATCCTGAAACAGGCGAACCTTTACTACAAGTTGGTATTGCATACAAACATTTAAAAGATAAAATGAGTAAGCAACAATCTGAACATTTTGAACAATATATGGTAGAATATACTACACAACAAATCAAAATGGCTTATGGTGTTGCAAACGATAAGAGATACAAAGGTGGTAACTATTCAGGTGCTGTTAAGGCAATTGAGAAGATTGCAAAAGGACTATCAAATCATCCTGATGTTCAAAAGGTTTTAAAAAGAACTAATGAACAATTAGATGAAATGGCTAAAGACAAAGCATATGCAATTGGTATGTCAACTGCTAAAAAGAAATACAATGACGAGCCACCATTAGATAAAAAGACAATCAAAAAAGGACATGAGATTGCTGATAAACTAATGGGTATGAAAAAAGAAGAAACAATCAAAGAGTTTAAAAAGATGACTGTTACTTTTAAAACTATGGACAAAATGGCGAAAGCTTCAACAGACTTAGCAAAACATGGTTTTACTATTCATGCAAAAGGTTTAGTAATGAAAGTAGATGGTAAAGGTGATGACCTTAACAAGTATGCTACAGACCTTAAAAACTTTTATGGTGCAACAGTTGTTGCAGAAAATATAATTGAAGGCACTATGATTGGTGGTATTGTAACAGATAATTCTGGTAAGAAACTGCCTGGTTACGATAAGGCTAAAAAAGCATTAAAAGATTTTATGTCAAAACCACAACCTGCTAAAGGTGCAGATAATAAAGTTATGGCATTTATTTTTGATGACGAATTACTAGATGACTTATATTCTGCTGAAAAGAAAAATATGTCAGATGTGAGACCATTAGTTAAAAAAAGATTGAAGTCATTAGGTGTAAAAGAAGAAAATGCCCCTACACTTTCAGATATTGAAAGAATGAAAAAACAAGGCATGAAACCTAAAAAAGAAGAAACAAACCACGATTTGGCAAAAATGAAATTTGAACAGATTTCAGCATTAAAAAAGAAATCTGAAAAATCAGGAATGCCTTATTCAATATTAAAAAAAGTTTTCGATAGAGGTATGGCCGCTTGGAAAGGTGGACACAGACCAGGTGCAAGTCAGCACCAATGGGCATACGCTAGAGTAAATTCATTTGTAACAAAATCCTCAGGAACCTGGGGTGGTGCAGACAAAGACTTAGCTGCCAAAGTAAAAGGAGAATAAAGATGAGTTATTTAGAAAGTAAAAGTGGTAGCATGAGCGAAGTCGTTAAAGAAATGCAAAAACATTTAAAAGACAACGCCTACCAAGATTTATTTAAAAAAGAATTAGAAAAGACTGGTAAAGGTATCGGCGCAATGTCTGATATGGAAAAGAAAGACTTTTTTAATAAGTTAGATAAAATGTATAAAGGTAAAGGCGAGGCAAAAGTTGATGAGTTAACTAAAGGCCAAGAAAAATTACCACCTGCTTTACAGAAAGCAATTAAAGCAAAAGAGAAAAACTCCGAAGAAGAAAGTTTTGATATAGAGAAGTTAAAAGAAGATGTTAATACTCTATGGTCAACAGCTGCTGACGATTTAGAAGCTATCAAAGAAAAGGCGAAGTATATGAAGGCACAAGATAAAGACGCCTCTACTAATGAGCCTGAAAGTGGCGAATCGGATGATGAGTCGGAAAAACAAAAAAAGGGTAAAACTTTAGTCGGAAGTGCAAAAACTAAAGTTGAAACAGAACCTAAGGTAGACTATCAAAAATAGTCATACCAGGCTTCAAAAAAAACTTCAAAAAAAGCGAAAAAAGCTGTTGCCAAATGGTAAGGAATATGTTATTATATACACATAATAAGAAAAGGATACACTATGAATAACTTACCTAAAATATATCTCGATATGGATGGCGTCCTTTTCGACTTTGTAAAGAACATTGAAAAGACTACAGGTCTTACAATTGACCAATGGACTAAGCTTGGAAGAAAAGAGCGTTGGGATCCAATCATTGCAAAGAAAGACTTTTGGTCTGACGGACCATGGTTAGCAGAGGGTAAAAAACTCTTTGCTTTTGTAAAGAAGTATAACCCACATATATTAAGTGCATATGTAGAACATGCACATGACCCTAATTGCATTCCAGGCAAAACCAAATGGGCTATGAAGAATACTGGAATAACAAGAGATAAAATTAATCTTGTTATGAGAAGTCAAAAAAAGAATTATGCAAGACCTAATACCATTTTGATTGACGATTACGATAAGAATACGAAAGAGTTTAATCAAAGAGGTGGTATAGGTATCACATTTAAGACAGCTTCTCAAACAATCTCAGAGTTGAAAAAACTAGGTTTCAAGTAATTTCCCTTATAAATAGTAGGACTATATAGAAAGGCCGAAAGGCCTATTGAGTACCTATTAACATTTAAAAGGGAGAG